TTTCTCCTGATCCGGGCGACATCGGCAATCGCAGCGATACCGTTTCCTATGATGCCGTACTGACGGCTCACACTGGTGAATGGCCATATAAGCCGCGTCGAGATGATTTCTTTGTCGTCGGCGGCGCCACCTGGCGCATCGCCGCTGTTCTCTTCGATGGCACCATTCGCCCTGCTTATCTGTTGGTGAAAGCCTGATGCTTGCAGCTGAAGCCCTTCGTCTTGCGGCGATCGAAATCCTTTTGCCGACAGCCGTTCAAGGCATCGGCCCATATCCGACGCTTGCCGGCGAACGAGTGTTCGACAGCAGGGCGGTCGCGTTGGAAGATCTCGATCAGAGCGGGCCATACACGCCAGTTCTATCGCTTTACACGCCGGAGAGCGGCGCAAAGCTTCGTGGCCCGCACGCGGCGGCGTGGGATACGGAGGCCGATGCCACTCTGGAAATTGTCGCCGAGCTGGCGACGCGAGCAGAGGCGCCGGCCTCTCCAGGTGATCCGGAAGGCGGCATGATCGAGTATGCCGATGCGATGGCGAGTGGCGACCCTGAAGCCCGTCTTGTCCTTGCCGCCCTTTGCGCGCAGGTCCGGCGTGAGCTGGAACGGAGCCAAGCGGGCGGGCTCTGGCGGAAGCTTGTCCGGCAGATCACGGAAACAGAATACAAGACCTATGCAGTGCCGGAGATCGGCCTGCGCTGGCATCGCGTGAATATTCGCATCCATTGCGAGATCCGCGACGATTGTTTTGACATGTCGGCCGAGGGACTGCCGGAGCCGATCAAGTCTCTCTACGAGGCTCTGCCTGACCAATCATACGCCAAGGCCAAGCTGGCAGCGCTCGGCGCCTATTTTGCCGCCGAGCAACTCCCCGCCTTGACGCAGGTTCACGTCACGACCGGACCCGCCGAGAGCGGACCCACGAATCTCTCTCCCTGAAATCGGAGCCTGTCATGCCTGATGACATCTACGTGCCGCGCGACGGCGCGCAACTTCCCGTGCCGTGGCCCAAAGACGGGCGGGCGGTCAATCCACTCAACAACCTTGAGCGCCGCTTCGTTCTCGAAGGCGACCTCGTCCCCAAATCCGCAACCCCCGCCGCTGGCTTGAAGAAAGGCCAGAGCGGCGATACCGGAGGTGAGCAGTAATGACCTCGAATATCCCCGCCAATCTGACGGCGCCGATCTTCACCTTCGATGTGACCAGCGGCGGCGCTTTCGAGAACGAAAACCGGCTGATCATCCTGGCACACGGCCTCGATGCTGGTGCGCTCGACGTCGACAAGATCGCGGTTTGCGGCTCGTCGATGGATGCGCGCATCCTCGCCGGCGCCGGCTCCATGCTCGAAACGATGTTCCAGATCGCACGGCTCAACGCGCCGTCGCAGGAAATCTGGATCGGCCGCGTCGCCGATACCGGTACGGCGGAGCAGCGGACGATCACGATCGGAACCGTGCCGGCGGCCGGCGGTCAGGGCATTCTTCAGATTGCCGGTGAAAGTGTCTCGGCGCAGATCAATGCGGGCGATACGGCCAATGCGGTCGCTGCATCGCTCGCGGCGGCGATCAACGGCTATTACAATCGCCTGAACAAGGTGTCGTTGCCATTCACGGCAGCGGTCGTGACCAATGTCGTCACGCTGACCGCGCGGCACAAGGGCGCCTATGCCTCGGGCCTCGATATCTTCATTCCGGTGTTGGACACGGTGAATGCCTTCGACGGTCTTCTGACTTTCGCGACGTCTGTTCCTGGAGCGGGCGTTCCGAGCGTCGCTAATGTCCTCGCCGCCATGAATGACGATCCGTTCGAAATGATCGCCTCGGCCTTCGGCGACGCTGCGAACCTGACATTGCTGGACACGTTCCTCAACACGGTCTCCGGTCGCTGGTCATATGCTCAGCAAATCTATGGTCATGCCTTCTACCCCGCGACGGATACGTCTTCGAACCTGGTCACGAAGGCGCTGAGCAAGGATACCTGGCATCTGACCATGATCCCGCGTTTCACCGCTGGCGGATTTGCCGAGCCGGATTATCTTTGGGTTGCCGGCTTCACGGCTCGTATCGCTCCCTGGGCTGGCGGCGGCGCCAACGGCGACGTTTCGCGCAACCAGACCGGCCTTATGGTGCAGGGCCTTTCGGCGCCGCGCGATCGCAATTACTGGATGGACTATGCAACGCGCGACACCATGCTCAAGAATGGCGTCTCGACCTGGAAGATCGACCGCAGCGGCAATGTGCTGATCGACAAGATCATCACCCAGCAGCAGACGACGAACGGAGCGCCGGATACGACCTTCCGGGATATCCAGAAGATCTATCAGCTCACCTATGCGCTGAAGAAATTCCGCGCCGATCTTGCGGCCGAGCATTCCAACAAGGCGATTGCCGACAGCAATCCCAGCAATCTGGTTTCGATCTCGACGGTCAAGGATATCAAGGCGACGCTGTTTCACAGCTATCAGCAGATGTCGGGCGTTCTCGAAAACTCGGAAGCCGCGCTCGCCGCCATGGTGGTCACGCGCGACAGCGACAACGCCAACCGTGTGAATGTCTCGTTGCCGCTCGATTTCGTCAACCCGCTCGACATTCTGGCTGGCCTCGCGACAGCCTACAGCCAGTTCGCAATCGCCGCCTGACCGGCGTGCCCCTGATAGGAGACTTTCAACATGGCAGGCAAAGACTACGGCGGCATCATCAATGCCCGCCTTTCCGATGGCACCGCGTTTTCGTTGCGCGGCACCTTCAATGTCAACCCGTCTCGCATCTCGACAGAGGCTGTCACCAATGGCGACGGTAGCGTCGATCGCCAGGCAACGAACAGGCCGGCGACGGCAGAGATCAATTTCGCCGATCGCGGCATCGATTATGATGCCCTCATGCGATCAGGACGCTTCAACATGACGGCGATTGAGGATTTCTCTGGGGTTACTCACTATTTCACCAGCGCCTTCATGGTCGGTGATCCGCAGCTCAATCGCCAGACGGGCGAGGTTACGGGCCTCAGCATCGCGGCTGAGAAATATAGCAGGACGGATACCTGATGCCTCTCGATCCTATCATCCTGTCGAAGAAATACACTGCACACGACAAGACGTTTGATCGCGTTGTGCTGCGGGAGCCGACCTATAAAGAGATCTATATGGACGATCTCGGTCGGCCGCGTGACTGGCAGCGAACGGCTGACGGATCTCCGGTGCTCGTAACCTATCCCTCGGTCGTTGATGCCTATCTTCGGCGCATCATTGTCGAGCCGGGTTATGATTGCATCGCCGGCCTCAATGCCGTCGATGCCCAGAAGCTGGAGCATGCGGTCTGCGATTTTTTTCTGGATACGACGGCATCGAAGACGCCGTCGACGTCCTCATCTTCCGGCTCGGCTGGTCGTCGTCGCAGGTCGAAGGCCTGACGCTCGCGCAACTGGCCTACTGGCTGTCTCGGGCCGGTGACTTTTTCAAGAAGTAGGGCGCCTGATGTTTTCCGATCTGCGGATTGACGATCGCGACCTTGTGCGTCTGCGTCGAGCATTGGAGCGCGTGCCGGGAGAGATCAAGGCAAAGGCCATGGCGCGGGCCATGCGGCGCATGACGCAGATGGCCAGGCCGCGCATTGTCGATCGCAATACCAAGCATGTGAAGCTGCCGAAGGAGATCGTCGCCAAGCTGACGACGGCTGCCTTCAACGCCGGCGGCAACACCTCGAAGGTCGTTGTCGAATCGGGCTGGATACCGTTGCAGCGGCTGGGTGCCGTCCAGAATGCGCGGGGCGTCTATGTTAACCTGCGCGGCTCCTACAAGCATGCATTCATCGCCATGATGAAGAGCGGCCATGTCGGCGTGTTCCAGCGCATTCCGGGCACGCATATGGGCGGCAACGGCAAACGCGAACAGATCCGCGAACTCTTCGGGCCGAACCCGGCGCATGCCATCACGAACAACCCGGACGTCTATCTCGACGTCCTGGCCGAGCTCATCGAAACCGCGCTCATGCCTCGTTATGTGCACGAGCTCGAATTCATCCTGTCGAAACTGGGGCGTTGATCCGTGGCAAATCGCAAGATCAAGGCCGAGCTGGATATCGACGGCAAGGATAATACCTCGCCGGCGTTTCGCTCGGTCGCCACCCGAATCGGCGGGGTCGAGAAGCAGATCGCCGGTTTCAACCGGATCGCCAAGGACCTTGGCAAGACGACCGGCGAGGTCAATCGCCGCCTTCGAGATATCGAGCGATCGACCCAGCAGGTCACGCGCCGGACTGGTGCCATGGCAGGCGCGACCC